AATTACCACCGCTTGATTTGTGTGATTGACTGTAAGCAGTAATTGATGTGGATTTGGCAATTTGTGGTGCATAAAACTCTATTTTTGTGCCGTTTGTATATTCTAAATGTTCACCGATTCGCATTAAACCTGTGCCACCTGCATCCTCTGCAGCTTCTGCTGAACTTCCATTAGCGAATAATGCCTGAGTTGAATATCCATTGGTATCATCACTTCCACTTGCTCGCATTTTCAAATCAATATTGCATTGAGAACTGTCGCCAGTGAATGTTAAATAAGCAACATAATTTGCATAAGTTGTTGTGAAGCAATTATCAATAGAAACAGATGATGAACTTGCAAAAGTCGATGCAGTTATTTTAGTCATTGCACCACTAGAAGCAGTTGCCCAAGATGGCACGCCAGCTGCAACAGTTAAAACCTGTCCAGTTGATCCAATTCCAAGTCTTGCTGGAGTTGATCCGCTTGATGAATAGATTGTGTCGCCAGTAGTTGTCATTGGGTTAGTCATACCTGTTGTATCAAGGTTTGCCCAAGCACTGCCAGTATAATATGTAGTTACATTTGTATCTTTAAGATATGCAAAATTACCTTCTTGCGGTGATGTTACAGCTGCATCTCTAGCAGCGGCACTGGCAAAAACCCAGACACCTTGCATCAAGTATCCATCTACATCGGCAGCGGTCAATACCTCGCCTGTAACAAAGTCCTTAAATCCTAATCCAGCGGCCATTATTTCTCCTTAGTAACTGAGCACATTATAGTCTAAAGTGCCGTATATATTGTTATTTAGAATCAGTGCATCGATGACTGGTTCAAGGGTCGTAAAGAAGACCCTAAAGCTGTTGGGTGTGATTGTTGTAGCCACGCCAAATATTTGCAAAGTGTTGTCTAGGGTAGATCCGCCTGGCTGGGTAGTAACAATTCTGATTGGGTCAAAGAAGTCCAACTCTAGGGCTGCGATAATGCCTGAGTTGTAGTTGTTTGTGTATAGGTCTAATTCAATGCCACTGCAGGTGACCTCGGTTTCAGCACGACTAGCAACATAAGCACGAGCATAATCCAGGGCTACAGCATCGGTCTGCATTAGAAGGTCTTGCAGGTTATATGAGTGGATAAAATATTTGTCAATAGATGGCTGATTGATGGCTGTCTGTGGTGAGCCACCTGCTCTGCTTACCTGGGCTGAGTTGAAGACTAAAGAATCATCAAGTTTCCATATTGCATTAGCGTAGGGAATACCTGTGCCATTGTCATTGAAGGTAGTAACTGCGCCACCAATAGAGCCAGCGGTTACAGCTCTATCTTGAAATACAAGCGATCCATCGGTATCTACATATACTGAGCCGTATTCACTTTGGGCCACAGTTTCCATAGCAGCTAAAGAAGTACGTGCAGTGCCTGGGTCTGCCTGTAATGTCGTAAGTCCTGCATCGACATCACGCATAGTCGCTGGCCAAGATATGGAGTCCAAAATATTATTGATTCTTGCGCCACTTAACTGTCCACTGCTAGTACCTGCCACTGTTGAAATTTGTGCATTTTGAAAAAGCCTGAAAGCATCTACAGCTTGGATAGTTGTATAGGCAACTTCCGTTGCATCTTTGGGTTGAATGTTTACATAAGATGTAATAAATCCTGAAAACAGGCTATAAGTAATGCCTGCATATGTAGCAGTTATCTGGACCTTTTTCATTGGTGTCAGTAATTCGTAATAAGGTCCGCTTGGGTTACTTGGGTTAAAATCTCCGTTTTGATCTACTATGCGTAAAGTCAATTGACCTGTTTGGAATTGATCTACTAAAGCATTACGGCCACGGCTAGTTTGTATATAGTTAATCTGATCTGATACATCAACAATAATAGATGCAGAATCTCCTAATATGTTTGTGCCTAATATGCCAGTATCTAATATCATGGCTTGGGCAAAACTTGGGCCAGTAGAAAAGTTAATTACAGCATTGATTGTTGGTACAGCCATTAGGTACCGCCAGATAAACCGCCTGCAGGTGTGGTGCCACGGCCCATCTTATTTATTCTTAATAAAGTTTCATTAATTGTGTTAGTCAAATCTTGCTCGGTTAAGACTGATCCAGCTACGTTTACAGTTACTGGTGCGTATTCGCCACGTGATACACCGCCCATAGCAAAACTTGCAGAGCTTGGTAATTGCATAGCACCGCCAACGCTTTGAGTAGGCACGTTGCTAATGTTCTTGTAGGCATCTGCGTATTCGCCACGTTGGACTGCACCCATAGCAAAGTTAGAAAATGAATCAGCTGCGAATGCTGCTTTAGCTAGTGCATCAGCTAGTGCCTTTGCTTTAGCTGCTGCATCTAAGTCAATATTTAATTTTTTAGCCAAAGCCTCATTATTGTCTAGGATTGCTAACTGTGCTTGTAGTCTTAATTTAGTTTCAGCATCAGTAGCTTGGTTAAGCGCTAGCGTTAATCCTATGCGCTCTATATCAAACTTATCTTTAAGTTTATCTACTTCGGTTTTAGCCTTTAATGTTGCTAATTCTGTTTTCTTTGCATTTGCTAAATCTTTAGATGTCTTAGTTTCTAAGCGTAATTGTTGTAAATAGATACGGCTAGATGATCTGCCTTGGCTATTTGATGGTGCAGTCTGGGCTCTTTGTGCTGCGCCTAACTCTGAGAATCCAGCAAGATAAGCACCTAGTACCGGTATATTCTTTACATCAAATAATGCACCACCAACTTTAGTATTGCCAATTTCTTTAAGTTTGCTAATCAAAACGCCCACGCCCAAGATTGCATCGGCAGTGCTTTGAGCAAAGTTATCCATTAAGTCTGTAGCTGTGCTGATGCTTGTATCTTTACCTAATAAAGCTAAGGCATCTAATAGACCCTTACCTATTGTTTCCTGGGCATCTGCAGCCGCAACACTAAGCAGACCCATCTTGCCTGCATAGGTATCTAATCTAGCTGCTGCTTGGCCTGCAAACTTTTTATTAAGTTCGCCCATGATTTTATCCATGTCGCCAGTTTTAAGTGTGGCCTTACTTATGCCTGCACCTAATCTGCTTAATCCTGTAGTGTTACCACTAAAGCCACGTGTAAGGGCTGCGCTTACTTCTGTCAAAGACTTGCCTGTGGCAGCGCTTATATTTAACGCTGTCTGTAATGCGTCTTGGCTTCTAGTTATAGATCCTGTAGCTGTAAGTAATTGTTGAAATGCCGGGCGTAACTCATCATCTAATACGCCTGTTAGTTTTTGCAGGTTGCCTATGTAGTTTTCTACACCAGGTGCGCTGAATTGAAATCCTGTGTTTTTAAGCTGTACTTCTAAAGACTTAGCGGCTTTCTCATCAGCCATAAATGCAGATACGGCCTTCTTGCTAAATTGAAATAATTTCTGTGCTGCAAAGACGCTAGCAAAGGTTTTGCCTAATTTCTGCACTTGTTGGTCAAATACAGATATCTCTTTTTTGCCTTTTTTTAGTGCCTTGCCATTAAAGGTGGCTAAGGCCGAGACGACTATATTAGCCATTATGCAACCCTCTTTTGCTGCGTAGTTTTATTAAAGTGCGTAGCAGTAGCGTTGATTGCTTTTTGTATTGCTTCATAAATTTTAGGACTATCTTCTGCCCAAGCCTTGTAAACTAGACGGCCTTTAGTTTTGCGACCACCACCTCGCATGCCTGCAATCTTTGGCTGAGATGTTACTTTAGGCAAAGCAGCTATAAACTGTTGGCTAGCAAATGCGTTATTAGATCCAAACTCACTAAACGCTTTACTTCTAGGTGCTTTAAGTGTGTATGTGCCACCATCACCTTTAGATGTTCTAAACTCAAACGGCGCTCTACCCTGTGGGTTTAAGCGACCTGCTACCTCATAAATTGCGCCAGGGCGACTAGCATTGTAAACAAAGTTGTAAACTTTAAAACCATTAGAAAATGTTTTATTTGATCCAGGGTTATATCCAATACCTGCCTTGGCTATGCCTGCATCATATTTTGGAAACTTGCCAGTGCCTGTGCCGGCCTTTGTCCAGCCTGACAGTACGTCTGTGTTTGCTGGTACAAATCCTTTAGCCTTGCTAGCAACTCCACGCATAAGCGGATCTACAGCTGCTACAACACGCCTGCGCATATCTGTATCAATAAAGTTTAAACCTTGCAGGACATCTTTAACGCCTACGACCTCTACTGGCATTTTTGATCTCCTTAGCTCTGTCTGTCAATACCTGGATTATTGCTAGATACATTTCGGTATCCATATCAATAAACTCTCTAGGCGGTATTCCAGTCTCTACTGCTAATTGCGCAATAGTGTAAGCAATAGAATTCCGCTCAGTTATTTTTTTTCTTCGTCTAATACCTCAACAGTATCTAGAGTGTCTATAAACTCTGATCCCCATAAAGGTATTTGTGCGCCAGCCCTGCGTAAGCATTCATAAGCCAGCCAGAATATCTCTGTTTGACGTTCATGCTCACGCAAGACCTTGCTAATTCCTGATCCGTACTTTAACTCGAAAGCGTACTCAACACCTGGTGTGATCTTGTGTTCAGATACTTCACCATTAGCCCTTGTTATCTTTAGCTTTGCCATTGTTACTCCTTAGTTAGAATGCCACCGATGGGGACACTGTTACTGCGGAGTTTACAGTAAAGGACAGACTTGACGTGGCAATTTCTGAAACGCCGCCTTGACCTATTGGGGTTAGGTTGTTGACCAAAATTGAGAATTGGTAGGTTGGGTTAGCTGCTGATACAGCAGTGCCTTTAACAGTAATTACTGATACTGCCAAAGTTTGGCCAAAGGCTGCATTTAGTGTTTGCATTACCTGGCTTGTTGCCCAGTCATTGATAAAGTCAATAGTAAATGTTGCTGATTGTAGACCTGCAACAAACTTATGTGCGCTATCGCCCATCGCTGTTACTTCTAACTCATCTACGATCTGATTGATTACAGCGTTAGTTACATAAGCGCTGATATCGATTGAAGGTACTGTAGGTGCAGCAGCGGTAGCCAACTTAACACCAACGTTATTATTTAAATAGATTGCCATTGTTATTCCTCATCTTTCTTTGTTTGTGCAGTTGGTTTTGGTGCGTCTTGAATTTGGCCTGTCTTTTTTAAGAAGGCTAAGTCTTCTTCGTGTGTACTCATTTTAACTCCAGCTCGTTAGGATTGATACAGTTATTTCTGATGTTAATAAATCTCCACTAGCTGCATTAGTTATAGCTGG